GTGCTCACGAATCCGGATTTCTGTGGGTGGTTGCTCACCCCGTACGGGATTATGCGGTCTCCCACTGCTATTGCCACTAAGGTGTGGTACAAGTCTGCCCGTGCCCCTCTAAGCGTGAATAATTGGGTGGACGCTTACGCTGTCGAAATAGCGTTCACGTATCGACTGGCCCCGTTGGCGGCTGACTATCTGAGCGAGGTGGACGTACTTTGCTTGTCTTGGTTGCTCGATTACTTTCATCGCCGCACACCGGTCATTAGCGTGATCCTGTTCGCCCGTAGGCAAGGGTTCCTTGAGGCGTTGCACCGCAAATTAGATAAGGTGAGTAGCAACATGCAATGGCCCAAACGCAAGTCTTTGATGCGGCAATTAGGCGCCGCCATCGATAGGCATGCTGCCGGGCGGGCCAATATCCCCGTGGCGTGGATTGGGAAATCCACAGCTTACCTGAGTGGCGGAGTTTGTATGACAGACCAATGGCCCAGTCCAATGTTGCAGCAGCATCCCAAGGCACACATCCCAGCCCCAGCAGTTTTGTGCCGAGCCCTGAAGATGAGGACATCATCACCAAAACCGTCCAGCTCACTTTCGTTAACACGGGGGCTAGCTTGGGAGCCAATGCGGTCATGCCCATCTCCATTGAGCTCACCCAGATTCCGGGCGTGGCCACTTGGGCGGGCAGGAAGAAGTATATTCGCATTATTGGTGATTCCATTCCTTGGAAGCTCATTCCTACGGATGCCGCTGCTGGTCGTAGCATTCGCTACGTATTTGCAATGTGCGACGGCGAGACCACTGTGCGAGCGCACACCTTCAACAACTACCTTGCCGCCCTCAACAAGCCCATCACAGGGGCCTGTGTGCCCAGAGCTATCTTACCCCCGGTTCCTACCATTCCCCCTGTTGCTGGCCCTAATCAAGGTGCTGCTGGAGTGGCTGTTCAGATGCAGCCTATTCTTGGTAGCTTGCTGGGCGCTTTCGCAGCTTGCATCCCGGTACCTGTGCCGCCGGAGCAGTCCGGAACAATGTCCTCTTCTAACATCGGGACCATTCCCTACGTCAAGCACGTCATCGCAGGGAATCTCATCCCCAGGATTATGGGCTGCCTGCAATTCCACGGCGAACGCGACGTTGTTGGTGGGGCAGCATTACGCGCTATCCTCGAGATATCAATTACCCTCCAGCGCTCCGGGGAGCCCTGAGGACGTCCTGCTTACCTACGGTTCTGAATTCGTGTTTCTTACTACCATGCCCAATTTCTTCTACATTCAGGATGCCCGACCAAGTTCTGCTGAGTCCCCGTGTTATGAGAGATATTTGAGGTTGACAGATTTCCCTGATGAGGAGGGGGAGGAGCTGGTGGCGGCGGAAGCTACCCGCTCCCTCTCGAGCGAACAGCTGGACAAAGCTATAGTGGCGGCGGACGAAGTCCGTGCTCGTGCCACTACCATTTCCGTTGCGCTGCAGGTCGAGCGTGAGCGTCGTGGGCAGAACGGCCCAGCTGAGCCCATTCTGGGTCAACCAGCGCACGTTCTGCTGCGCACCTCGCAAGAGGCCAAGTTGTTGATCGCGCAGTTGAGGCGTATTTTGTTCTGAATTGGTCAGAACCCCGAAAGCATACCCGGGTCATGAGGTTAGCTTGTATTATTAGCACCACCGTTAAGGGCGTTAAGCCGTCCCCTAGTCAGGTGTCATCACGTTTTCTGTTGTTTGAGTCGATGTAAGTGATTCACGTGAGTG